CCAGCGAGAGCTGACACGCTTTGGACAAGGGCTTGCGTCACAAGGTCTCCAGCAGCAGATCGGAAACCTTAACGCCTTATCTGGGATGGGGATGCAAGGCTCTCAGGCGCTCTCAGGGCTTGCCACAGGCAGGGCTGGGGCATTGGGTGACATAACTCTGAACACGGCTGGAAACATCGCTGGACAGCGTGGAACGATGGCAGGATACGAAGGGCAAGCTGGAATGGGTCGCGCCAACATTGGTCAATCAACAGGCCAGAACATCGCACAGATGCAGTATGGAACTGGTCAAGACCTTGCAGCAGGCAGAACGAGAGTAGGTGAGATTCAGGCCAATCAGCTTCAGCAGGCGGCGGCTAATCAGGCGCGACTTCTTGAAGGGCTTGGATTATATCAGTCTAACTTGATCGGTGGTCAGGCTAACAACTTGATTGACTTGCAGAACCAAGCGGCTGTGAATGCGGCAAATCAAGCGACAGGGCTTGCTAGTGGCATATCAGGATTGCAGACAGGACTTGCTGCTGGTCAGAATGCAGCCTTCCAAGGCGCTGCCAGAATACCGTCTCAATCGTTTGATTACGGGCAGGCGTTCAATGCTGCGGCAGGCGGGTATAATCTGGGCAGCGGCATGGTAAATCAGACAAGAGCAGGTGGCTTGGCCCCAGTGTCTACCAGCCAGCCGATAAACTACGGGATGGCTCCGCCTCGATCAATCGACGCATATCAGAACACAACCAACCGCAGATTACAGGGCTTAACATAATGGCTATCAATTTTGGCGACATCCTCGGTGGTCTGGGTGCAGCTTACGGCGGCACAGCGCAGCAGTACGCTCAAGGCATTCAACAGCGAGAGCAGGGGCTGACTGAGCAGAAGCGGGCAGAGCTTGAGGCTCGGCAGAGGGCTATGTATCAAGACGGTTATCAGGCGTTCATGATGCTTGGCGATCCTGATAAGGATGGAGACGAGAATTTAGATGGAATTATTTCGCTCGCCAATGACCGACTGGAGATGCTTTCGACGTTCCAAGATGCCGACCCGTCTGACACTATGGAAGTTCTTAATCTTGCTTCTGCTGCAAAGGCTGGTGATTCCTCTGCGCTTCCAAGGCTGACGCAGATTCTGTATGGGGCTGCTAATACAGCGGTTAGCATGGGGATTGTGCCTCAGCAGGCAGCGCCAGAAATTATTAAAGGCGGCGATCTTTACAGGGGCCAAGTTGTTACCCGTGATTTGGCAGGCAATGTGACAATGACAGCGCCAGAGGGCATGGATGCGACAACCTACATTGACCCTGATGAGCAGATAGATGCTCGTACTTATATCCGAGGCGGTGTCAGCAAGATCAACGACAACTTGGCCGAGATCGCTGGAGCATATAGCAAGGTAATATCTCTAGAGCCTGCAATGCGAGCAGGTGATCGAGGCGCTATTAACGCAGCAATTATGAACGTGGCTCGACTAATCTCCCCAGGGGTTGTTACGGATCAAGATGCTAGGGCGCTATCAGGCACAGATACCAACATTGGGGCTATTTATGGCTTCTTGCAGGGCAGAGGATTTGATACCGATCAGTTCCTAAAAATATACGATCCAACAAACCCAGAAGTGTTTAGTGTTGATAACCTGATGACAATGGCAAAGAACATAACGTCATCGTCTGTTCCAACATATCAAAATCAGCTTGCCGACTTTAGAACAATGTCTGACACCTACCAACTGTCTAAACAGTTTACTGATTCGTTCTTCAACAAGGGCGAACTTTATGGGCAGATTGATGACATCATGGCATCACTGTCAGGCATCGCTTCTCCGCAGGGCAGTGGGCCACAAACGATCAATGTTAATACGGAAGAAGAGGCTAATGCGGCTATGGATACATTGCCGGTCGGCTCGACAATTAGGGTATTAAATGGCAACACTTATGTTGTAGAGGAAAAATAGCAATGGCTAAGACACTCAGACTTGTTTCCTCTGGATCACAGCAGTCATCTCCTCCAATGGCTATGCCAAGGCAAGAGCAGAAACCTCTTGGTCAGATAGACCCAAGGCTGAATGAGTTCAGTTCTTTCAATGCGCTAGAAATGAATCCAAGGGGCATGAGTCAACCTTTTGCTCCAATTCAAATGGCTGCACCACAAGAGCGGGCTGAATATGCTGATTCGCAATTCAATGTAGACCCTATGGCAGATAATCGTGCTCCTACTCGGCAGCTTAGACGAACGATTCCAACAGAGGCGAGGATGGCTGCTACAGAGCTTCGCCCTTACCAAATGGGTGAAATCATTCCCGAAGCAAATGTGGCAGCGCGAAGTGGAATCGGCGCTCTAAATGCTTTGACTTTGAACGATGAGGAATTCGCTGGAATTCTCAAGCGGGCAGACCCTGAGATCATTGTTGACCGAGATAGAGAGAATGGTGGGTTCTATGTGTATAGCCCAAAAACGCAAAAGGCTTTCGTAATAAACAAGCCTGGGCTGTCGGTGGCTGACGCTATTAACTTTACATCTACGCTTGCGGCTGCTTTGCCTGCTGGCCGAGCTACAACAATGGCTGGCCGAGCTGCGGCAGAGGCAGGAATACAAAGCGGTATTGAGGGAGCGCAAAGTTTTACTGGAGGCGAGTTCAACATTGAGGAGCCAATGTTGTCTGGTGCGTTCTCTGCTGGCAGCGATCTTATTACGGTATTCAATCAGGCGAGAAGAGCGTCTGGAGTTAGATCGGAGGCACAGCGTCAAGGTGTAGACCCACAAGTTGGAGCGATGGCGGCTGAAGTGTCTAGACGATCAACATCTGCTGCTCCAATAGAGTCACAAGCAGCAGACCTTTCAAGAATTATAGATGCTGATCCAAACGTAGTGAGGGCTGCTCAAGAGTTAGGTCTTACCGAGACACTTCCCGCAAGAGTGTATTCAAGGAATCCTCAGTACGTTCAGGTCGAGCAGGCTCTTGCCAATATGCCAGGAACAGCTCTTGCTCAAGGCGAGAGGCAAGCCATGCTTGATGTGGCGGCAAAAGCTGACGAGTTTATTGATGCCTTTGGTGGCACTAGAGACTTGGCTAGTCTTAACGAGGGCGTGATATTTAATATCAACGGCACTCTGGACGAGCTAAGAGGGCAGTCTGACGCCATCTACGATATGCTTGGCAGAGTAATACCAAGACGCGCCAGAGCTGATACTCAGCCACTAAGAGAGTTTCTTGTTATGAAAGCTAGGGACTTGGGCGGTGTAAATAAACTCAATTCAGTTGAGCAGAGAATACTTACCGAGATAAGGGGAAGGCCAAGAATGACGTACTACCGTCTTGATGAGTTGCGTCAAGATGTGGGTGAGCAATACGGTCAACAGCTAAGAGGTAACAGATTTGGTGATGCTGCTACGCATCGACTTAAAGAGCTATACAACGCAATGACAGATACGCAAGGGTCTGTCATAGACTCAATAGCTGGCGCTGACGTAAAAGCTCAGTGGGATGCAGGGAAGGCTCTTATATCGCAGAGAAAAGCACTAGAGGAAAGTGCGACAAACCTACTTGGAAAAGAATTCAACAGAGCTATTATTCCACAGGTTCGATCTGGAATTACTAAACTGCTTGATGGCGATGTCTATCAATTAACCAAAACTCTAGAGGGAATCCCAGAACAGTACAGGCAGTCTGCCGTTGTCTCTGCAATGGATAACATATTTACAAAGGGGGCAAGGAATCAGCCTCAGTTAAATATGGGCGGGTTCTCTGCGTTCTGGCAGAAGCTAAGTAATTCTCCAAAAGCAAAGGAAACATTAATGGGCTATATGCCTGAAGGGGCAGAGTCTTTTCTGGACAATTTAGCTATAATATCTAATCGGTATTCAACTGCCATAGGTACTGTTCCAAAAACTGGGATAGTTAAAGCAATGGGAGATTTTGGCTCTGACAACGGAATTTTGGCAAAACTCCTACCAATGATTCCTAAAATTGATGGCAGGGTTTCTGGACTGTTTAGCTCTGCTGGCCCTGACGCTGTGACTGCTGCTTCTGATCTAATGGGTAACGCTGACTTCAGGCGCATGGTTATCAGAGGCGCTCAAGGCAATCCTGATCGCGGGGCTGGTGACGCATTGATGAGAAGTCCTGTGTTTAAAGTTTGGATTGACACACTGCCGCCAGCATATGCAAAGCGGATCATGAATGTAGGTATGACCGATTACTTCTTCGGTGATTCATACGATGGTGCGGAGAATAACTAAATGGCGAGATACGGCGATCTAGATTCACAATACTTTGATGACGCGGGCGATCCTCTGATCTCTGGCAAAATCTACTTCTACGAGACCGGCACCACTACGCCCAAGGCCACTTACTCAGACGTTAACCTCACGATACCAAACACCAATCCGGTGATCCTGACTGCTGCTGGTCGCCAGCCCAACATCTTCTTCGATGGCGTGGCTAAGGCTATATTAACCACCAGTGCGAATGTTCAGATACTTGTTCGAGACCCAGTAGGCCAGACAACCAGTGCCTTTGGTGATGCTTGGGTATCGTCCAAGATTTACGGTGCCAATGACGTAGTGCAGGGCAGTGACGGCGAGTTCTACGTCTCCCTAGCAGCCAATAACGTCAACAACAACCCAGCGTCTACTTCTGGTTACTGGGTTCTGCTGTACTCGGTCGATTGGAATTCAGGCATAACGTACACCGAAGGCGCGGTCGTTACTGTTAGCAATCTGCTTTATCAGTCACTCCAGAACTCAAACCTGAATAAAAACCCGACTACTGAGGCTGCTTACTGGGTGTTAATAAGCCTGGCTTATGTGTCCACTGTTACCTATACAGTCGGCCAGAACGTAGTCGGCCCTGATGGAATATTCTACACAGCGTTAAGAACAACTGTCGGCGACACTCCGGCATCCTCTCCTAGTGACTGGGTGGGAACGAGTGCTGCTGCTGCGGCTTCTGCAACGGCTGCTCTTGCGTCTCAAGTGGCTGCTGCTGCCAGTGCCTCGACTGCGACGACACAAGCCACCAATGCGGCCACAAGCGCGTCTACGGCAACGACTCAGGCCGGTTTAGCATCCACAAGCGCAGCGACTGCAACGACCCAGGCTGGTAACGCGAGCACCTCGGCAAGCAATGCTTCGACTTCAGCATCAAGCGCAAGTGCGTCTGCCGCAACAGCGACTACTCAGGCAAGTAACTCATCGACATCTGCAACGGCTAGTGCGGCCTCTGCCGCAGCAAGTGCTGCCTCTGCCGCAACAGCGACAACTCAAGCCTCGAATGCTTCGACTAGCGCAAGTAATGCGGCAACAAGCGAAACAAATTCGGCAGCTTCGGCAGCAACGGCAACAACACAAGCTGGAATTTCTACAGCTCAAGCTGTGATTTCGACCGCGCAAGCAGCAAGTGCTACATCAAGCGCATCGTCAGCAACAGCATCAGCATCTGCTGCTAGTACATCTGCAACAAACTCAGCGGCATCTGCAACTAGTGCTGCTAACAGCTTTGACCTGTTTGACGACAGGTTCTTGGGAGCTAAAGCATCTGACCCAACACTAGACAATGACGGCAACGCTCTAGTGGAAGGTGCTTTGTATTTCAACAGCACTACGGACACTTCAAGAGTTTATAACGGCACTGCTTGGCAGAATGTTGCTCCGGTAGCCACAACGATTGACCTAGCGACTCAGGTTACGGGGACTCTTGCTGCTGCTAACGGTGGCACGGGAATTACATCGCCAGGCACACTTGGCAACGTCCTGACCTCAACCGGCACAACATGGTCAAGCGCACCTCCTGCTGCTGGCGGTCTTGAATATGTAGTGAAGACAGCCAACTACACCACTTTCGACAAAGAAGGCGTACTTGCAGATACCTCTGGCGGTGCGTTTACCGTTACTCTGCCAGCAACTCCGGCAACAGGCGCTCAAGTAGTTGTGGCTGACTCAGGATCGTTCTGGGGTACTAACAACCTCACGGTAGGCAGAAACGGCTCAACGATTGGCGGTCTGTCTCAAGACCTTGTGTGCGACATTACCGGCGTAAGTGTGCAGCTCGTTTATGACGGCTCTACTTGGGAAGTCTACTCTCAGATCGGCGGTAACGGCGGCACTGCTGTAACGCTGGATGGTGTTCAAACGCTGACCAACAAGACTATCAATGGCGCAAGCAACACAGTCACCAACGTACCATTAAGTACGGGTGTGACTGGTACGCTTCCTGTCGCTAACGGCGGTACTGGACTCACTACGCTTGGAACGGCTACACAAATATTAGCAGTTAACTCTGGGGCTACTGCTTTGGAGTATGTGGCTTTGCCTGCTGGCTCGGCAGTTGTGAGAGTGGCTAGAACGAGCAACACAATTCTTGACGGCACAAATCGCGGCAACTTGATTGACATTACCAGCGGCACGTTTAGCCAAACCTTTACAGCAGCAGCAACGCTTGGGAGTGGATGGTTTGCATATGTTGGCAACTCAGGGACAGGATTTGTAACGCTTGACCCGAATAGCACAGAAACTATAACCGTGAACGGTGTAGCGCAAACAACTTGGGTGCTCTGGCCGAGAGAAATGGGCCTAATTGTTTGCAATGGGAGCAACTTCTTTTACTACAACATTCAGAAAGGGGAAATTACGCAGACAATTTCTACTGGAGTGGCAAGCGTAGCGTTCTCAACTGGATTGAATTATCGGCGCAATATGATGCTATTTCTAGAAAATGTTGAGGTTAGCACCACTGGCGATAGCCGACTTACTATCAGGTCTGACACTTTGAGAGATGCAACATATACAGTAATCCTAAGCAACTCAACCGTGACTGGCGATAACGGAAACGATCAAAATATAATAAATTCAGGCACTCCTGCAAACGGAACTGGATTACAGCGCATTGCCGGAACTATGAAAATATCAGTAGGTACTGTTGAGACTCTTATCGAATCTATCACAAGACTGACTAATGACACTCCTCGAACACTTGAGACAAGGAGGACTTGGCGCTGGCTTACGACAAATGAGACAAACCTTAATGATATAACTTTTACGAGACAGTCTGGAAATTACACGGCAGGAACCTTTATCCTTCGGGAGGTTTGACATGAGACATAAAATGATTGATGGGGTTCTGGTTCAGTTTACCGATGCGGAAGAATCCGAACAGGATGCACGGGAAGCTGAGTACCTAGCCAGCGAAAATGATCGAGTTGCATTTCGCCTAAGAGCAGAGCGCAATCAACTGTTAACTGCATCCGACTGGACGCAGGTTATTGACGCTCCAGTGGATCAAGCAGCGTGGGCTGCTTACCGCCAAGCTCTTCGTGACCTCCCACAACAAGCGGGCTTTCCGACTACAATCACTTGGCCGGTCAAGCCGTAAGGAGTAAATCATGGCAACTCTATCAAGCATTATCACGCCGTCAAATGTGCTTACAGCAAGCAGCACGGCTACGTTGACGAATAAGACAATTAACGCATCAAACAACACAGTGACCAATATCCCTTTAAGCACTGGCGTCACTGGTACGCTTCCGGTTGCTAACGGCGGTACGGGCGCTACGAGTTTGAGTGGCATTACAATTGGCACAGCCACTAACGTGGCTGGCGGCTCCAACGGCACAATTCCATACCAGTCTGCTGCGGGTACAACACAGATGCTGGCAGTCGGCTCGGCGGGTCAACTGCTACAGACAAACGGTGCTGGCGCACCGACATGGGTAGCTCCTCCTGCTGGCGGTTCAATGGTTTTCTTATCCACAGTAACTGCAAGCAGTAGTTCAACAGTTGATATTGAAACTACGTTTGACTCTACCTACGACGAATATGTAATTAAAGTTTCTAACTTTATTCCAGACACCAGTAACGTCGGCATCAGATCAAGACTTAAAGTTGGGGGTAGTTATGACACCGATTCTAATTACAGTTCAGCGTCGGTTAACATGATAAGTACAGGTGACACTTACAGTGGAAATGATGGTGGAACAACCATATTTGTGTCTTCTGACACTATTGGAGCAAATAGGCCAACAAGTTTTGAGTATCGTGTACATAGCCCAGCATCTACTTCTTATGCTAAAGGGGTTGATTGGGCGGGATTTTTCTATAGAAACGGAGCAACTTCAGGTGCATGGTTTGCTGGGGGAGGGGTAAATTCAAGTACCAGCGCACTTACAGGGGTTAGATTTTATTTAACTTCTGGGGTCATCACGGCTGGCACTTTCCGTTTGTATGGTATTAAGAAAAGCTAACTAAGGAGTAATCATGCCAAGACACCATATGACAGCAGAAGGTCCAGTGCTATTTACCGCAGAGGAAGAGGCAGCAAGAGATGCGGAAGAAGCCGCATGGGCAGCAGAACAAGCCAGCCCACCAGCAGCACCTGCCCCAACTAAAGAAGAGCTGCTTGCACAACTCAATGCGCTGTCCGCTAAAATCCAAGCATTGGAGTAACCCATGAACAACATAGATGAGATAGCCCTACGCCAAATCATCCGCGAGGAAATGAAGTCAGTTTTGAAGGAAGTGGGGCTGCACGACGATGATGCTGGCAACGATGTGAGAGACCTTCGCTCCCTAATTACCGACTGGCGCGGCATCAAGAAAGTCGTCTGGCAGACCGTTGCCCGTGCAGGGACGATGTTCGTTCTTGGCCTGTTGATGTTTGGTGCGTGGGCAAAAATCAATGGTGGAGATAGCCCTGAATGATTGATCCCGTCTCCGCCTTAGCCATAGCGACCTCTGCGTTTAATCTGCTAAAAAAGGGAATATCCGCAGGTCGAGAATTAGAAGACATGGCTGGGCAACTGGGAACCTGGTTCTCTGCTGTTTCTGATGTCAAAAATGCGGAGGAGGAAGCCAAAGACCCGCCCTTATTTAAAAAGCTAGTCGCTAAAGGCAGTGTTGAACAACAAGCACTCCAGGCACTGTTTGCCCGAAAGAAGATCGAGCAACAGGAGAAAGACCTCAGAGAGTTAATCGTCTGGCGCTGGGGAACTGAAGAATACACTGCGATGATGCGTGATCGAGTCAAGATTAAAGACACCCGCGCAAGAGCACTCCAGGCTCAACGTAGAAAGATGCGAAACTTTATTATAAACACGCTGACCATTGTTGCTCTGCTGGGGCTGACTGGGATTCTTATTATGTTTACTGTCGGCATTATCACAAATTTGAGGTAACAAACAATGATGACCCTAATCTCTACACTGCTCGGATTTGCCTCTGGCGGTCTGCCAAAACTAATTGACGTTTATCAAGACCGTGGCGACAAGAAGCACGAACTGGCTCTGATGGCGGCTAACCGTGAACGTGAGATCGCACTAGCTCGTGAGGGCTTTGTAGCCCAAGCTAGAGTCGAAGAGATAAAGACAGAACAGATTGCCATGCAGACACAGGCTCAAGAGAAACTTGCGATGTGGAAGCATGACATGAAGATCGGGGAAGGCGCCAGTACGTGGGTGATTAACCTAAGAGCTTCTGTCCGACCTATCGTGACTTATCTGTTTGTAGGGCTGCTAATTGTTGTGGATGTTGCAGGTATCTGGTACGCCTACTCAACTGGTGTTCCTTTTGCTGCGGCAATGGACATGGTTTTCAGTGATGATGAGATGTCGATACTAGCGGCAATCATTGCTTTCTGGTTTGGCTCCCAAGCGTTCTCCAAGAAATGAAGATATCCGA